GAGGTCGTCATCTGCTGCGAAGACCCCATCTGGCCCAAGAGGTTGTTGACCTGGGCTTCTGCGTTGGAGAAGTCATAGGGCTGAGTGACCTTGTTCGCTTGCGCCTGCTCGTTCTCGGCCAGAGCCGGCAGGCCTGAGAGGGCGTTGACGAAGGGGTCCTCGAGCTTTTGCATGTCCTGTTGGGCGGTCGGGTAGTCCTGGGTCTTGAACTTGCCCTTCACGAGAATCTGCTGGGCCAGCTTGTTGCCCTTCGACGCTTCTTTGGTCAACTTGTCGTAGTTGTTGGGGCTGATGTCCGACGAGGCCTGGGTGCCGCCCAGGAGCATCTCGAGTTGGCGGGTCAGGCTGGTCTTGGGATCACCAGCCACCGGGCCGGCCTCGCCATCAGTGATGTTGGCTCCGGGGTCGGTGGACCGGTAGTCTTTGATTTCGCCCGCTGGGTTGCCCGATACGGCGCTGAACTTGTACTCCTTGCCGCCGTAGTCGCCCTCGTCGAGCGTGTCGTCGGAGGGTGCCGGGTCAGAGTTGGGGTCGAATCCCTTGCCCAAGGCTTTCGTGTCGGGGTCGGCGGCCTTGACCGCCTTCTTGGTGTCGGCCTTCTGCTTCGGCTTGGTCGTAGCGAAGAACGGGTCAGGTGCCTGTGGGAACGGATTGGACGGGTCGTTGCCGAATGCGTCGTCTTCAGCCATTGGTCTTACCTGCCGTTCCTGCCTGGACGTTCTTACCCAGCAATGCTGCCAGTTGCGCTTGGTAGGTGGCGGCGGGGTTGACGTTGGTCTGCTGGGTCTGGCTGTTCGTCTGGTCCGGTGAGCCTGGGGCGTCCGACGTGTTGGCGGCCAGGGTCGAAGCAGACGACCCTTGGCCGATCCCCTGGAGCGCGCTTTGCAGCGAGGACGTGGCTCCCTGGGTGCCGAGTTGGGGGATGGTCGAGCTCAGCCCGGAGAACAAGTTAGAACTCGACGCCTGGGAGAGAGCGTCCGTGGCGAGGCTGGACTCGCCGCCAGTTCCACCCCCTCCGGTCGACGTGTTGAACTGGGTCGTCGGGTCACCCGAGTCGCTCAGGTAGGCGTTGGCGTAGGCGGCGTTGGCCGCTGGGTCATAGCCCTCATACGACGAGTTGGCGAGGCCCGCGGCGTACTCCGAGGGCGTCTCTGAGCCGCTGGTGAGGGCGTCGTAGATCGAGCTCATGTTCTTCTGCTTGAGCGTCTGCGCTTCGGCTTGTGCTCCTTCGGCCAGCGTCGGGTACTCCTGCACCCCTGCGGAGTTGACCGACGTGGACCCCGGCTCTTTGACCGTGGTGGCCAGAGGGTTGTCCTCGCCTCCGGGCATCCCCTCCTCGGTCATCTGCGTTTCGAGCAGGCCTTCATTGGTCGCGGTGTCGGGTAGTCCGGCTTCGGTCAACACGTCGGCGGCGTACTGCGATGGGTTCGTCGGGTCAGCGGTTACCCCCGTGCCCTTCGATGCTCCTGTCGTGGCTGCCGCATACGCGGGGTTCGCCGCGGGGTGTGACGGTGCGTAGGCGGTGGCCAGAGCCTTCACCGTCTGAGCGGGGATGCCCGCGGCGATGAGGGCCTTGGCGTCGGGATGCCCCATCCCTGCCGCGGTGAGGGTGGTCTCGGCCTTGGTGTCCTTGAGGATCTGGCTGGACAGTTTGTTCTGCTTCTTGAAGTCCCCAGGACTGGTGCCCGTGTCGGCTTTCTCGGCGGCTTCGTCTGAGGTCACCTGCTTGGACAGCTTGCGTTCGGCCGCGGCCTCTAGCTCTTCGGCCGATGGCGTCTTGGACTTCTTAGCGGGCGGAGCCTTTGGCTTGGATCCCGTGATGGTCGACTCGGGTTCAGCCAATGTTGCTCACCCCCGGAGAGATGAGGTTGAGACCTGACGACGAGCCGACACTCGACACCTGGGACGGCGAGAGACTTGTTCCACCCAAGAGACCGAGCTCGCCGGCTGCGCCTTCGGCCGTGCCGAGCTCCCCTTCGTAGATGCCCGAGAGGCTGTTGAGGAGCTGGGGGAGGTTCTGCTCGTAGTCCAGACCGCTCTGGGCCAGGCCGTAGCCGAGCTGCTGGGCCACCTCTTGCTGGCTCAGGCCGTTGGACGTGGCGACAAGGGCGAGGTTCTGCTGCTGCCGGGCGAGGTCGCCGGCTGAGTACTGCTGCTGGGCCGTCGTGCCCTGTTGCTGCAACGCTGACTCCTGTTGGGCGCGGTTGATGTCGGCCGTCTGGTACCCGTAGTTCTGGCTGAGCAGGTTCTCCTGGGTCTTGGCCCCCACCGTGTTGGTGGCTCCAGAGGCAGCGAGGTTGCCGGTGAGGGACTGCTGGTTGGCCCCGTAGTTGAGAGCGGCTTCAGCGAGTTGTTCGGGGTACTGCTGCTGTTGGAGGCCGTACTCCTGCTGCTCGAGGCCCGTGGTCGTGCCGAGCAGCCCGGCCTGGGCCTGCAAACCTGCGCCTTGAATGTTGAGCTGCTGGCCCGAGATGCCGAGTTGGGCCTCCTGGTTGGCCGCTTGTTGTTCAAGATTTGTGTTCGACAGTTGGTACTGCTGGGTGTTGATGTTGTACTGGTTCCCCGCCAAAGCGGCCTGGAGCTCGGAGATGGACTGCTGGGGCGCCGTCGAGCCCTCGAGTTGTCCGAGGATGTTCTGGAGGTTGTTGGGCGAGTTGTTGAAGTTGCCGATGTCCTGTTGGAAAGCGGCAACGGGATTGGTGGTGCCCGCGAAGGCACTGCCGGACCCTCCGGTCTGACCGCCTCCGTAGGCGGCATCGGGGGCCATCGTCATCGGATCGGCCTACCTGGCTTGGGGAAGGTCCCGAAGGGCTTGGGCGCGGGCCGGCAGGGGCCGGGGGTCTGCATCAGAAGCTCCCGTTGACAAGCCAGGCCGGTACGTTGGAGGTCCCGGTGGAGAAGAAGTTGGCCTGATCGGTAAAGCTCCGTGAAAGGGCGATCATCGAATCGAGGTTGGTGTTGTACATCTGGAACTGGTCCTGCCATCTGGGGTCGGCGTCTTGGCGCAGAGCGCGGTAGACCGCGTAGTCGTAGATCAAGGACTCATAGCCCGGCAGGCAATCGAGGGTGTCGGTGCTGTTTACAACAGGAACGGGTTGCCGGTAGTAGAAGCACTGGAAGATCCCGGTCTGTGAGGGCACCGGGTAGGTCACGATCTGGAGCGTCGGCGGGTTGGACCACAACGTGTAGAGGCTCGGGAAGGCCCCCGTGTACTGCTGGTAGGTGCCCCAGACCGCATCCATCTCGTTGTAGCCCCGGAACTCGAGGCCGTAGGTCTGGGTGGACCCTGACGGGATGTATTCGAGGCGGTAGATCCGAAGGATGTCAGAAGGTGCCACGTACTTCTGGACGTTCTCGAGGCATTCGAGGGTCACCATCTGGCGGAGCGCTTCTGACTTGCGCTGCACGTCGGCCTGGCCCAGGTTGATGTAGCTGGTCAACTGGGTGTTGGACCACTGCTGTTGCACCGGCTCGTCCAAGAAGTCACGGATCTCGGTGAGCGCGGTGGACAGAGGAGTGGTCGAGTTTCCCACGGGCCGATCCTACCTTTAGGTCCACACAGGAATATAGGCCGCAACGCCCTTGAGGCTGACCGTCGTCCAGGTGGCCGGCGTGGTGGTGACTCCTGGGTAGTTGGTTCCGAGCGTGGCCGTCTTCGATCCTGTATTGCCGTTGACCAAACCCACACTGTTGGCCCACTGCTGGACCTGGTAGAGCGCGGTCTTGGCCGCGGGGTCTTCGACCTGGGCGAGTGAGGACAAGAGGAGGGTCGGGATGCCGGTGAGGCCTGTTGAAGTGCCGGTGTAGGCCTGAGCCATCAGTTGGCTCCCAGGTGCTCACGCTGGCGGGCGCCCATCGAGAGGCCGTGGACGACGGGGGCATAGTCGGTGCCCGAGCACGACAGGTTGACCGCAATGGTCGTTGTCTGTTTGACCGCGGTGTTGAGACGGATCTCTTGGACGGTGTTGATGCCCGTCGTCATCGTCCAGGTCGGGAGGGTGGTTGAGTTGCCCTTGTCGTCGACCAGGCTGGCGATGATCTGGGGAGCCGGGTCCCCGTAGGCGTTCGAGGCTCGGATGACCAGTTCACGAACGGTCGAGGTGTGATCCTCCGATGGCAGCTTGATCGGGAGGGACTGCCAGGTGAAGCTGTTGCGGGGGATGGTGCGGTTGTACTCATAGAGGAACTTCTGCGAATCGCCGGTCACCGAAGCCAGGGCGGCGAACA